GGGCGCAGAGCGGCAAGCAGGGATTTCGCATCAGCGGTTTCCTCGGTCTTTCCCTCGGTCTTGTCTTCGTCCATTTCCTCAGCTGGGACAACCTCAGCCTCTGCCTGTTCTCCGGGTTCGGCGGCGGGTTCTGCGTCCGTGGTTTCCTCAACGGTTTCCGCATCCTGCGCCGCTTCCGTAGTATCGGCATCCTTTGCCGACTTCTGCGGAGTAAGCAGGTCAATCAGCTTGTCCAGTTTCGCATCAAGGCTTGCAAGGTCAACCGACTTTGCATCCCCGCACGGCTTTGCATCCTCTTCCGGGACGGGTTCGCCCTCGGGTTCCTTCTCCGGGGCTGTATCCTCGTCAAAAACCGGGGCGGCATCTTCTGCCATCTGACGAATTTCTTCGTCAGTCCTGCCGTTTGCCGCCAGTCCGAAAAAGTGCAGGAAAGTGTTTTTCTTGCTCATTGGCTTCTTGTTCCTTTCTGACGGGTTGACCGTCCTGTTTTTTATTGAGTTATCCATGATTGCCGCCTTTTCCCCGGCACGCCCTTCCGGGACTAGCGCAACATGGTTTCCTCTGATTTTCCGCTGAGTCAGCTTTCCGTCCGGGCTTTCGTCATACTCCACTTCGTACCCGCAGGAAATCTGTCTCTTGCCGTTCCTGATTGCCATAATCGTAGCCGCATCATGTACATGAATGTCAGCCACGAGGAAATCAGAAAATTCGCCAGTGCCACGCCGCACGTTCTGCACATGACCCTTCTCATACGCCCCCACGTTGTCCGGGTTAAGCAGAACGGGCGGGTGGTCATCTGTAAAGGGTTTCCCCTCAAATGATGCGATAGCCGCAGGGGAAAAGACTTCCTCGGCGGGGCGGTCGACCGTCACGATTTCCGTGTCAGGCTTTCCCACCTCATAACCGAGATAGTCCTGAGTACCGATGCGGGCTATCGGCACATTTCTGCAAATCAAAAAACCCTCGCCAGTTTCCAACTGGTTCGGGCTTATGGTGTAACCGTAGTAAGTAATCATTTTCTGTTTGCCTTTCTAAACTCGCTCATCCACTTGTGATATTTTTCATCATCAAGTTTTTTGTGCTTAAGGAATGTCTGAAAGGTCTTCGGCATCCCCGGCACACCCGATTCAAGATACCTGCGGTACTGCTTCACGTTTGCCCGGTAAATTGCCCGGTTGCGTTCCTTCTGTTCGTAGGCTTCTTTTACCGCTTTGGTGCGGTAGTCCATGTCAAAAGGTCTGCGGGCGGGGTCGCTGTACAGCCGCTCTTTTTCCACTTCTTCCGGGCTGTAGTCTTCCTCATGGTACTCCACAAGCGTACATAGACAATTATGTGTCACTATGTTATTATAGACATAGAACGAATGTTCTGTCTCAAAATTATACACATACCCATTGTAGAAGGAGGCTCCCTTATGCGTAAGAGTGCTTACGACAAGAGCATTATGACCCGTGAAGTGCTTCAGTCTCTCATCGACTACGGTTTCTCCCGTTCTCAGATTGCGGAGAAGTTCGGTGTCACCCGGAGTGCCGTTATACTTGCCGAAAGAGAAACCGGGGTCATTCGCCCCAAACGTGGGGGCGGTAGAAAGCCCCACGGTGTTGTTTCCCGAAAGTACCTTGACGAGCATCGAGAAATGTTTGAAGCATTCCGCACCCTTCATGAGCAGGGCTTTACATATACCGAGATTGCGGAAAGGTGCGGTGTTTGCACTTTCACTGTCGGCAAGGTCATGAAGGTTTTTGGCATTACGTTCGACACCGCTTACAAAACCAAAGCGGCGCATGATGCCGTCAGGGGCAAAAAGAGAACGCTTGCCGACCTTGAAAAGCGGGCAATCGGCAAGGAACTTCACCCGCCCAAGATGAGCCGTTGGGAAATTCTTTTCCGTGACTGGCTTGATTCTCAGGGCATTGCGTACACCAATTCCAAGGCGGTCGGTAAATACAATATCGACTTCGCTATTGGGGATTCCATCGCCGTGGAACTGTTCGGCGGTGCCTTTCACGCAACGGGCAGAGCCGCCGCCCGACTTAACGAGCGCATGGAATATCTTATCAACTGCGGTTGGAATGTTTATATCATTTGGTGCTTGTCCAAAGAATCTTGCATATTCCCCGGATGCTTCAATGATTTTGTCGCCTTCATGGAGCAGGTCAGCGGCGACAAATCCTCGGTCGGTCAATATCGGGTGGTTTGGAGTGACGGTGATTTCGTTTCCTGCGGAAGTCTTGAGAGTGACTACCTTCCCGCTATAAAGCCGCCGACTTTCCGACACAACGCCCTCAGCAAGTACAAGACCGCCCGGAACTAAGCAGTTCGGATGGATGTTCAGAAAGCTGTTGTAGATGCTGTCTGACCCGCTTGTATTAATCCTGCCGAAAGCCGCAGTCAACGGCGGGTAGTTTTTATTCATGCCGCTTTTGCTGTACACCCTGCCGCCGTAAGCGGCGCACCATCGGCACGGAACCCCGGTATTGATTATCTTGTACAGGTCATGCTGATTCTCCGTCAGCACCGCCGCAACCTGCGCTTGCCTGACGGTTGTCCTTACCGCCATGCTCCCGTATGCTTTGAGATTCCATTCATGCCCCGCCTTGTCCACGAAAGCCGTGATGCCCGTATTCTGTACGGCGGCTATGATTTCATTGACCGTAGTCAGTGAACCACGCCCGGCGGCAGATGCTTCAATGGCTTGAGTTAACCCCGCCTGACGGAAGATGTCTTCTTCAGCCCTGCCTACGAGAAAAAGTTTCGATGCGGTGCTTTGGTACGCCGTTTTAGCCATTTCCTCGACTTCGCCCATCAGGTTATCAGACAATATCTCGACCGCCCGTGTTCTTCCCGGGTTGATAGATTCCCGTGCGTTCCTGTAGGCTTCTGCTGATTCCGGACGTTTGTAGAACTCATGCTCCACAGCCAAAGGGACGTATTTCTCAGCGCCCTTGACCATTTTTTGCAGGGTCTTTCTTACCCGTTCCAGTGACGCAACCTCGGCGTAATCGACATATCCCTTCGACCGCTTGCGCAGGATTTCCCGAATCAACTTGTCCTGCGTGTCCTTAAATATCTTCTGCAATGCCGCCGCAGAAGCGTTTCTGCCGGGTGGAACGATGGTAACGGGCATTTACTTAACCCCCTGCGTTAAAATCGCCCTGCGGGGCTTCTGCGCTGTCAGGCGGGGTGTTTTCGCCACCTTCAGCAAACAGCCCCGCCATCGGGTCTTGCATCTGCTGTTGTGCCGAGAACAAAACCCCCTCGCCCTGCTCGATAAGTTCATCCGGGATGCTCCCGAAAGCCCCTGTTTCCTCATCCATCGCATTAAGTTCCATGCGGGCGGTCTTTTGGTCAAGCAGGTCGGACTGATAAGCCTGTACGATTGCGCTAGTGCGCTTCTGCACCACATCAGCGTTCTCGCTTGCGGTGGGCGTATCCATTGACGCAAAGTCGATGTCAAGGTCATCCGGGATTTTGCCCCAAGTAGACAACGCCATAACAGGCAGGATTCTTTCCACGATTCCCCGGAATGTTGTGTCCCTGATGGTGTCGATGTAATCGTAATAGTTCTGCTCGTCTGATTCCCCGGTTGCGTTCATTCCCGCAGGGCTTCTGCCGAACAGCTTTGTGACCGGGATTCTTGCCGCACCTGATATAGCCATCATCATCCTGTCATATACATCAGGCAAGCCCGAAAAGCTGTATGACTGCTGATGCATGACATCGCCCTTGTTGACGATGCGGGTGCCGAAGTTTGATTCCATCATGGACTGTGCCGCCATGACGTTCCAAAACCTTCTCTGCATCTCCGTGTTCGCCGTGCCGAGCAACTGGTCAAGCCCGTCTGTCTCCATGTAGGTCACGTTTGCCCGGAAGGTCAGAGAAGCCATGTTTGCAAGCACGTTGTCATGCCGCACAAGGTCTTGATAAATGGCTTCGATTTCGGATTCGCCCCAGTACGTTTCCTGCACCTTTTCAAGCCACGGGAGTTCCCGCCCGCTGAACCTGATAACACGGCTGTGATGCACGTTGGCGACCATCTG